ACCTTGTGCGAAGTCGCCCACGCCCTGCACCACGCGTCCGAGAGCCGGAGAAACCTCACTCAGGCCACTCGTCAGGGCATTCAGGCCACCACCGGCCAATGCACCACCTGCGCGCAGCACGGGACCTGTAATTGCTCCCTACCCCGCAAGTTTGCCGAGCTCAAACTGAGGCGTACCGCCCGCGTTTTGCTGCAGACTATTCATCATCGAGGCGTCTTGCGCCTGCGCTTGCGAGCCCGTGGGGAACAGCGTCTAAGCAGTGTCAGCGGATACCCCATGACTCTGCAGGAAATTCTGCATGGTCTGGGGAATCGATCCCTCATGATTGATAAGCCACTCGGCAGGCTTGTCGATCACCTGCTTCACGCCATAAACCACGCCCTACCCAGCCTTGTTATTGGCGTCAACAATCTGCTTGCCGATGTTCTTGTACTGATCGGCCACCAGACCAAACTGGGTTTTCAGGTAATCCTCCCAGTCTTGCTTAGGCGCAGCAGCTGGTGGGCTGGCCGGTGCAAACATGGCGTCCACATCATCCACGGATTGCGGGGCAGTCGATGGGGTTGCGGGAGCGGCCTACGCTTGGCTGGTAGGTTGCGCAAACATGGCGTCAATATCGTCAACCGATTGAGTCTGCGCTTGCGGCATGTTGGCAAGAACCTTTCCAGGATAAGCGTTTGTTTTGGCTCCCCACTGCGATGTATCCGGACCGCCGTGATACATCTTCAGGGCTTTGATGACATCCCCGCCGCTCGCCTTCAGGTTCTAAGCGAGAAGCTTTGCGCCGGCATCGATGTTCTGTGAGGCGTTGTACGGCTATTTCAAACCCAAAGCCGCGTCGTTGGCAGGCATGACCTGAGTGAGGCCCTATGCACCCTGCGACGAAGTAGCATTGGGATTGCCGCTGCTTTCGGTCTGGATCAGACCAGCAAGCAGGCCCGGGGGAAGTCCGTTCTGCTGCTCCGCCGCGGCGATCTGTGCGCTGTAATCGTTACTAGCCATTTTTGCTGAGCTGGATGCCAAGGGTTTGCATGCTGTTCAACAACTGCTGCTTTTGCCCCTTGTCCAGTGAATTCCAATATTTCCGCTGTTCAGACGCCGGCAGATGATTGATCTGGAACGCAGCGGCATTCGGTACAGATTGGTTCCATTCCTTCTGGAATTGCTGGAAGGATTGCGGGCCGTTCTGTTGCTGGTACGACTGCCAAGCCTCGGCCTTGGCCTGCTTGTAATCGACCAATCCCATCAACATACCCGTCGCCGTTTTCGCGGCCTGAGGCGTCATTGTCTCGTTGGGCGTAGCGGAAAGAATCGCCGACATCTTGCCGTCAGTCGGAACGCCCATACCACTCGATGCTGTGCCAATGACGTTCAACATACTGGCCTTATGCATCAACTGCGCGGCGGTCGCCTGTTCGCTCGGAATGCCCAACTGCGTTAGAACGCCACCGATATGCGACAACTTGTCCGTAAGCGGGCCTGGATTGGCGCTATCGATTTCCGCCTGTACCTGCTGCAAGGATGCACGCTGCTGCGGAAGCGTCGCGGCATCAGCGATGAGCTGCTGACCCATCTCGGCACCGCCCTTAGAAGCCACATCAATCGCGGCACCTGCGCCCGCAGGAAGGCCAGTAGCCACCTAGCCCTGACTGCCCGCACTCTTGCCTGCCTGCTGCGCCTTGAGCACGTCCGAAAGCGACATGATGGCCGGCGTGTTGTTCGGTCCCATGACCGGTACTTGCTGCGCGTTTTCGCCCGGGGAAAGGGTCTTCTGAAAGCCTGCAAGCGGCTGCCCGACAGGCACCGAGGCCATGGGATTCGTATTGACCAGCCCAATGGTCTGACCGTTGTCCACGGCAGTCGGTTGCGGTGCAAGCATCTGTGCCGATCGCTGGGCCATCGCGTAATACTGTTTGGCTTTGTTCGTCAGCTGATCCGGAGGGGTTGCCGCGGCATCGGCAATGATCTGCGCCCCCTCTTTGGCCGTCATGGCGTGGTTCGCCACCACTTCGCCCACGATGTTCTGCACATCCTTGAGCTGAACCGGCTTGCCTGTCGCCAGCAAAGATCCCAGTGCGTTACCGACGTAGGTTGCGCGCTGCAGGCCCTATTCCTGCGTGATTCCCATGTTCTACAGGGTCGTGGATAGATTGGACTAACCCGCTTGAGAGGCGGCAATCGCTGATTTCGCGGCTAGCGGATTGGCGGCCAAGTTCTAGTTGAGCAGATTGGTATCAATCGTCCCGTCCGGACGGATAGACGCCTGAAACGCCTGTCCCGCCGCTTGCTGGGATCGCTGCGTCAGAAGGTTCTGCTGCGCATTAGCCAGGTCCATGACCTAGCCCATGTTCTGCAGCGGATTGGGCGCTTGGAAGCCTTGAGCGGCTCGAAGCGGAATGCTGGCATCAATCTCGGCCATCGTCAGAACCCGAAGGAGTTGTATTGCATGTAGTCGGCCTCAGGAATGGCATTGATGCTGCCGCCACCCATAAGGGAGTTGTACATACCGTAGGTAGATGCAGCGTTACCGATAGAACCCAGACCATTCGCCAGCGCTGTTGCTGATCCGACCGTTCCAGCGGCAGACGCATTTGCACCGCCCACCATCGCGTTAATGGCCGAGTTCGTATAGCCCTGCCCCAGCGATCCTGTCTGCGCCGCGGCGTTCTCGCCGAGCGTAATGCCGCCCATCAACTTATTATAGGCGTTCGTCTGGTTGGCCGAATAAATTTGCTGATCGAGCGACAAGGTGTTCTGCGCCAGCCCGTTGGCGTAGTCTGCCGCACCCTTCATAGCCGCGCCGGAAACACCAAGACCCTTGGAGGCAAATCCATTCTATGCCGCCTGTAGTCCCTGCTGCAGGCTGAACTGATATCCAGGCGTGGATTGGAGCTGGGCCATCGTCGGATTAAAGGGAGCGATCAAGTTCCCCATGTCCTGCTGCAGCTCGACGTTGTATCCCTGCCCCGTGCTGAAATAGGGGGCCAGATCGTTGCGCGTCTGGTTGTACTGCGCCATCGACATGTTGGCAGCGTTCTGCGCCGCCGCCGACTGCGTGCTTGCGGCACTGGATGCCGCATTGGACTACATGGCTGATCCGGCGAGTCCCGCCGCCGCTCCAATGCCAATGGCTGCCGCTACCATGATTTAAGCCCTCAAGAGCTTCGTGAAGACAATTTCGGTTTCGGTATATCCGGCAGCCTTGAACAGCGCCGAATGGTTGAGGTGAAGCTTGGTGGCGGAAAAGATCTTCTATACGCCGCGCTGAGCCAATGTCTTTTCGACGAACTGGAACAGATCAGCCCCTACGCCGGATTTACGATAAGCCTTATCGACAAAATAGATGTCGGTATAGGCCGTCAGACTGTCGGCGTAGTGGAAATGCGGACGGATGAACCCGACCCAGTAACCCACTATCTTGCCTTCGTGACGGGCCACAATGCCGCAGAAAGCCCCGGTCGCCTCCTGCACGCGGTACTGCTTCCAATCGATATTGAGCTTGATGGCATCCTTGTTGATCGCCACTTCATCCCAGTGTTTGTCGAACAGTTCAGCGCCTTCCCGGATAAACGTATCCAGTGGCTCAACGGCGAACGTAATCATTCGCCACCAAGCACGGTGCGCATCAGGTATTCAAACACTTCTTCACCGTCTTCCAGATCATAGAAATACATCAGGCAGTCCTCACGTCAACGATCATATGAATGCGCTCGATAGCGCTGTTGTTCCAGACTTGGTGTTTCGGCGGCTCGCTTCCATCGCTGCGGGCCTTGCCGTTGTCGAACCACCACAGTTCACCAGGGGCCATATAAACCTGCTCTTCGCCGGCCTCGAAGACGACGCCCGGGGCGCTCTGCAGGACGATGTGATGGCGATGCCAGTAGTCGGCGTGGGCCGGTGTGTCGGCATGCTGGAAGATGCGGCCCCCCGGTTGAATACGGTTGATGATGACCCTACCAAGGCGTGTTCCGCCGACCCGCGACATGAGCATCATGACCAGCGCTCGAGCTTCCGGAAGGCGTCCATAAATATCCTGATCCATGCACTCGTGCGGGTCATATCCAGGAGCATTGAGATGCTTGTCGGCATCCTCCTGCATCTGGAAGACCGTGCGCGGGGGAAAGCGAAGAATCAGGCTATCGATTTCGCCAAACGGACCCTATGGATAAGAACGAAGATAGGTATCTTCCGTCCACCAATCGGGATTTCGAGTGACTTTGGCAAGCAACGGCATCACATCGATGCCCTGCGCAATGCGCAAAAAGTTTTTCATAGAGGCAGAAAATTCATTGTAGGTGCGGCGGTATAAGTCACTTTCACAGCATCTCCATTGCGTACGGCGATGTTCCCTGTGGCTACGGTCACGGTCGTGCCGCTACGAGTCAGCTGGACGGAAGTTATCGTGCCGCCAGCGATGGCAAGCTCTCCACCCGTTGTGGCTGTATAGGTGAATGGCGAGGCTGTGACGGTCACTGGAACGATGGCCGCACCCGCACCGAGAAAGGCGGCAAATAGGCCCTCAGCCTGTGAGCGGCGAATAGCGTTATTGCTCGCAGGCGTGGCGTTACCTACCGCAAAGGCTTGTAACTGATTGCCAGCAGCCGGTGCATAGCGCGTATCAGCCTGTGCCAGAGGGATAGCGTTCGATGCAGTGGTGGCTGTAGCAACATTGAACGCCTGATTGGCATTGCCTTCAGAAGGAGCGAGGTTCGTTCCATCCGCACCGCCCTGATTAATCCAGAGCTATTGCAGCAATCGCATCCACGTCTGGGTAATGAACCCGTCCTTGTCCACCATCGGCGTGTTGAGCTGCGGAAAGGCGCTCATGATGCGGACTGCTCCACTTCGACGTAGGCACCGTTGAGTGCCGTCATGACCGGAGCCGACCAAGACAGTTCAAACACCCGATCACGGGATAAGCCAAGCCTGAGAAACTAAATTTGCTTGATGAACTAACCCACCTGACCAAGCGGTTGCGTAATGTAGTTGCCCCAGCTCGCGCCGCGGTCATTGCTCCACCGTAGCGAAACCAGTGGTGCGGGCTAGGTCGGGTCGGTTTGCGCGCCGCACTGCATATCGGCGACGAATTTCCGGTAAATGACGCGCTTCAGCTCGTTCAACACGTGCGGAAAGGAGCGTGTACGGACAATCGGCGCGCCGTTGTCGGTGTAGTTGTTCTGATCCAAGGCGTAGAGGTTGCCGTTTTGCCAGTCGCCGACCACATAAGAGCCATAAGCGAAGGCAAATACGTTAGACCGGTGCCGGTGTTCGATACCGTTGGTGTCGTTCCACGTCCTTTCGTGCCACAAACTGGTGGAAATGTCGTAAACCCACGTGGCATCGGCTGTCGGGAAGTTGAGCACGTAGAACATGTGCCCTTCTTCCTGATAGATATACCCAATCGCATCGCTGATCGTCGAATACTGCGACATGGCGTGCTCAATGGCATTCGTTGAGATGCGGCTAGCGTTATAATTGCTGCCCATCATCACAATAGCCTGACCTTGCGGGTCAGCCGAGACGAAAAACACCGCCATATCCTAGGTACAGACCGAATTCTTGGCCGCGCAGCCGTGCTGGATGAAAGCACCCGGCACTGACTGGAACGGAAACGACGCCGAGCCGGCGTCAAACCATATTTCTGTCGTCTTCGTACCCAGTAGCCAGATCTCGCGGTGCATCACTTCGATGGCAACAAGGATGTCGCCCGCGCCGGTCTTGCTGGCGAAGTACGTCGGGTCAAACGTGGTCGAGTTGCTCAGCGATGTATAGAAGACCGGCGTCCCGATGCTGTTAAAGATGAAGAACGTGTCCAAATAACGAACGCGATCCGCACCGAGAAAAGCCCCGGTGGGGTCCACCAACTGAGCAAAAGTATTCGTTGCCAGCGTGATCGTATAGCCGTTGGTCGTACCATCCACCAAAACGAGCGTGACGCCATTGTCCGCCATCGAACACGGGGTGGTATTGGCCGTAATCGTTCCTAGAAGCGTGAGACTCCATGCCGCATTAATGGCATAGACGTTCTATCCGCACACACCGTACAGCGTGCCATTCGTTGCCATGTACAGGCAGCGCCAGCAGTTGCTGGTGGCTTGGGCTAGAAGGGTCAATCCCGGGGTTGGATAGTGCGTGATAAGGGTCGGCGTTCCAGCCGTCTGCGGGACACCCTGAAACGATTCGAGCTGATTAACCTGTGGGTATAGGTTTACGCATCGCTGTGCCGAGGCAATGATGCTGCGCGCCTCATATGCACCTGATAGCAGACTGATCTGCATCAGTAGCTCTCATCGCCATAGATGTTGTAGAGCGTGTCTCGCGTGATCTGCGCCGGAAGGGTCAGGCGTGGAATCTGCGCATTGGCGCCACGGATAACATTCAGCGATTGCTTGGCGAAGGACACAATCGACTGCTCCGGAGGAAGCCCATACATCGGGCGCAAGCGTGCGGCCAAGTTGTAGATCAATGCCTCCTGGTACTCACCCGGCAGATTCATTGTCTGCGTGAGTGAGGAGAAGCTATTGAGCTGCGTCTTGACGGAGATATGAATCGAATACTGATTCGTCGGTGCCGGCCACACGTAGAGATTGCCATACGGATAGGCTGCATCGTAGAAGACCAGCTGCGGAAAGGTTGCCAGCCCTTTTAGCGCGATCTGGTTGTAGTCCTCACGGCTTCCGAGCAGGTCGAGCTCATAGTCCACCTGCTATGTGCCGTTGACCAGACGAACGAACGCCGCCTCGATACGATCAGGACGCGGGATATTGACGTTCTGTCCTACGCCTACTGTATACGACGACGCGCCGGTCGCCGAAAAGCTCACGTCGTCCAGCGAATAGACAAGCCAGCGCTTGCGTTGCCACTAGGCCAGCATGCCATTGAGCAAAGTGAGGGCGTCATTGGAATCTTCCGCCGACGCCGTTTGACCCACACCGAGGACGCCGGCCATCTTCAGCGCGAGATTGATGATGCTGCTGGCGTTCGGGAGGGCGTTGGACATTACTTGGACTCGCGCTTGGTAGCAGTCAATGCGGCTTCTTCGTCAGCGTCCTGCACAAGTACAGGGCCATCCTTGGTATCGACCCACTTAGGGTATTCCTTGTACTCGTACGGCGGGAAATCCATCTTTGAGTAGTCCATATCAGTTCGGAATAAATGAGAGGGTGGGAGCGGCTGAATAAGTGACGACGTACGTGTCGCCCTTGGACATCAGGAAGTGTCCAACGATGCCGCCGAGATTCGTAGTCACGCCGTTCCGTTTGACGGCTACCTGAGAGACGGTGCCTCCTGCAATGTTCAGCGTTCCATACGCGGGTGCGGTATACGAAAACGGGGATCCTGTCGGTACTACCGACACAACGGGAGCGGTCGAACCGAAGGCAACGGTCGTGGCATCCACGCCAGCAACCTGATCGGTTCCTACGCCGAGGTACTAAGTCATAAGATTCTCCGGAGAGGGCCGGCCGAAACCGGCCCCGGGTGATTACAGCGCGTCAGCCACGATGCACGCCCATTCCGGACGAACCCACTGCCAGCCGTACAGCACGTCAAGACGCGTGATGAACTGGTCCGTCGAGATGTTGTACTGACTGACCATACGCATCGACACACCGTCGTACGACTCGCGGGCCGCGTCGTGCACGCCCTTGGGCATGACGAGGTCGGCGGTAGCGAGCGTGACGGCTTCCGGACGAAGCACGAAGTTCTTGCGGTAGGTTTCCGACGCCTGGTTGACGACCGTGATAGCCGCACCGTTAGCCGGCGAAGCATCGACCGTCTGGTACTGCACCGGACCAGAGTTGGCCGGAATCAACGCCGGATAGATCGGGATCGAGGTCGCACCCGTGTTGACGTTGGCAGTCACCACGAACTGACGCAGCATACCGACCGAGGTCTTGGTCAGACGGTTGACCTGATTCGTACCGGCAAAGGTGATGATGTCACCCTGCTTGAGCGGACCGGCTAGTGCCGACACCGTGATGGTGGAACCGGTCTGACTTGCACCAGCGACCGTACCCAGCGTGCTATAGGCACCCGTGACGTGCTTGATGACGGTCTGATCGGACACCCAACGCTCGATACCCAGCGCCGGACCCATCATTTCACCGGACGTGTACTGCTTGGAAACCGTGCCAGTGGGGTTGAACAAGCCGGCAAGGCTGGACACCGTGCGGGCCTGCGTCAGTGGATCGAGAACGGCGCGACGGTTGCCGCGGGGAGCAGAGTTCTGGTCCAGATAGGCACCAGCCGTCAGCCATTCGTTAGCCGTCGGAGTCACGACAGCGCCAGAAGTGGTCTTGGACACGTAGTTACAGATCGACTCCGCACCACTCATGACGTTGGATGCCACGACCGCGGCAAGGTTGTTCACTGCCGGAGCAAGAATGCGCTCCGAGTAGTCCTGCAACGACAGGGTCAGATCCTGCGAGCTGTACTGCAGGTCGACGTGGTCCTGATTGGTGATGGTGAGCGTGGTGTTCTGTTCGACGGTGTTCTGCGGCGACGCCGTAACCGTGCCCGAGGTGACCACGAAGTCATTGGGTAGACGGATGCGGATGGAGTTACCGATCTTCGCGCCGTCGCGCGCGAATTCGTCGCTGTACTACTTGTCGATGGAGGCGATAAACGCGTTCGAGTTGCGGAACAGTCGAACCGCCTCTCGGGTGATTTCCTAGCGGGTAAGAAGTGTATTAGCCATGATGATGCCTTATGAGGTTAACGGTGTGTCCGTTCCTCAGCGTCCTGCTTATCGCGCCACCTCATCCACTCTGCCGTGGTCATCTTGCTCGGATCGGATTCAATCGAGCCAGTACCACCCACAGCGGGTTTGATGGGCGCGGACGCCTTGGATACGGGTGCAGGTTTGGACAGCTGCTGGCTGAGCTTGGTCAGCTCGAGAGCCATCTTGACGGGAGGGAGAGACAGGACGTGAGCGGCTTCGTCCAGGTGCTTACCGAGGTGGTGATAAAGCTGCGGCCCGTTGGGTAGTTCATTGATCGCCTCGAGGTACTCGCGACGATTGGCAAGGTCACCCAGCATCTGATGGCCCTTCACCGCATCGTCGAAGTCCTGAAACGTATCCTTACCCTTGGTATAAGTGTTGTTGCACGCCTCGTTAAAGCTATGCTGTTCGAACAACTCCTGAGCCTTGCGGGCGGCCAACGTTTCGACGTCGGTCACATCCGCTTTGGGCTCATCGCCGGACTGCCTGGTACGCAACTGCTCTGCAAGAGACTTTGCGGCCTCGGCCTCGCGGCGAGCTTCCCATTTCTCCCTAGTGAGCTCATCGATACGCTTCTGGAACCACGGGGTACGGGTTTCCTTGGGCGTTTCTTCACTCGTCGGCTCGGTCGGAGTTTCGACCGTAGCCTATGTGGCTTCTTCCGTCCCCGAAACGGCTACATCGTCGGCGGGATTCTGCACCTGTTCTTCGGTCAGGGAACCGTTTTCAATATCACTCATGACTCGCTCTGTGTTGGAGATGGCCCGGTTTGCCCTTCCGGTTCGGGTGGTTCGGCTGCTGCCGCTGCCGTAACAGCGGCAGCGTTAACGGGGCCCAGCGAATCCCGCAAGGCCTCGAAGACTAATTTCTTGAGCAATGGCTCGAGGATGTTCGGATTAACGTCCTTGAGCGATTCCATGCGATCCGTCTCGGCCTTGTAGACGTCGATAGCCTTCTGCTGCTCGACGGAGGCGCGCTTGGACTTCTCATCGGCCAGATGTTGCGTGACGCTCTCTAGCGCCTTCTGTGCTGCCAGTAGTTGATGCTGAAGCTGCATGACCTGAGGACTCGGACCGCCCAATGCCTGCGGCGGCACCATGTTCTTGAGTCGCTCGGCCAACTCCTCAGCCATCGGAAAGTCCGCGGCCTTCATCACCAGATCGCCGGCAATCTGCATGAGCTCAGGCGACTGCGTGGCAATCTGCGTCAGGGCGTTAAACGCCTCTTCGCGCTTGGTCGAGAAAGCCGGGCCCACTTCCGAAATGACGTCGTACTGGCCCACGTTCGGGTTGAAAACTGCCTCAACCTCGCCCTGCTGCTGAGCGACATACGCTTGCTTCTGCGTCGGATCGAGCATGACCTGAGACTGGTCGCCGTTCTCCGCCAGAATGCGGATAGTGCGCTGTGTGTCGTAAATCTTCGGGATCAGGTCAATCAGGATGCGTCCGATGAAACGGATAGCACCGGCCTAATGGTCCACATAGTGATAGGTGGAGTTGTCCGCTTTACGCTGCCGCTCCTGAATCGCAATGCCAGTTCGCTCATTGGACTTCTCACCCATCTGGGACTCATACTGTCCCGAGACGAGCATCATCTCCTGTGCCGCAACCTGCATGCCCTGCATGTACGCATTGGAGAACTCAGGCGGCGCTTGCTTTGCAGGCGCAGGGATGGGATTGCCGGCGTCGTCCAGCGAGTTGTACGGCAGTACGGCGAGGTTGTCTCGGTTAGCCGACTCCCAATAGGTCTCAAGGCCCTCAATGGCCTGAGCGGGAGCGATATACGGCGTCTTGGACTGCAGCGCCACGTGCTCAACCGCGGCGGACGTCCAGAAGTTATAGGTACGCTGCGGGTCTTTCAGTGCGCGTGTATGGCCCTTACGATCCAACACACCATCAATGACCGTTTCCTCGCCCACAAAACGGACGATGGGGATGTATTTACCCGGCCAGTCCTTACGGTCGGCAATCTCATCACCAATGATGAGATACCACTCGATCTACTGGTCGATGATGTCCCGCGTCTTGACGTCACCCTCGGCCATAAGCTGATCGAGAATGACCTTGGGCATCTGCGAGGCACGTACGGGATCGCCGCCCTAAGGCAACGATACCAACGTGTCCTTCTTCTCGATGCGCCGGTAGTACTCAGCGACACGGATGTGGTCTTCGGTGATCCACTCGCCGCCAGCGTCAAGCGTATTGCGGGGAAACTTGTCCTTGAACTGCGGGTATTCCTTCTCAACGATCTCGCGTGGGCGGTCCTCGAAGAAGAAGCCGTAACGCGCATCCGAGCCGTCGAACTCGTTAATGTCCGGGTCGAGATAGACGCTCAGCGGGTCGCGTACCCGGCTGATATAAATCTCTTGGTCAAACGTCTTATCGTTGGCGTAGTCCGTGATGATGCGGCAGTAGCCAATGCCAGCCTGCACCTGGAACGTGATGGCCGTGTCGTAGGAGCTCTGGGCGTTCGAGATGTACTCGATATGCCTAACGATGCCCTCAAAGACGTCTGCCGCTTCCTTAGTCGCACCATCGCCGACCGGGCTAATGCGCACCGCCGCCTTGTTCTGGCGACAGTCGTTGATGATCTACAGGTTGTGCTGACGCGTCTTATTGATCGTCAGCGCGGGACGGTTGTCGATAGCTCGCGTCTTGCGCAGCTCATTCGGCCACTAATAGCCATTGTCCGAGTCGCCATTAGCGAACTTGTAGTCCTCAAGGAAATTGTCGCGGGCTTCTGACTCCCAGTCCTGACAGCGCTTGAAGCGCTTCTAGGCTTCCTTGACGATCTTGTCATCCTTGCTAGTCATGGACGGCCCGGATAATTAGGGGAGTCGAGATACGCGTCAGCGCGGCCAAGGAAACCATCCGTATCTTTTTCTGGATAACGGCTTGCGACAAACCTATTGCCCTTAAAGATTACACAGCGCCACGTATCGTCAGTAACATCGTACCAGCGAAAGCCGGTGGCATGATTTGGTGTGAAGAAGACCAAATGTTCAGGGATATCCAGTTCTAAGATCACTGCATCCACCCCGTGTTGGTGTTCGACAGATTGAGACGGAGCGGCATCTTCACTTCAACCTTGTCTTTGCGTGGCTTCACAATGCCGGGGAATAGTTCAGTGAGTACCCAGATCCAGGCGTCAGCGCGGTTAGGCGAGCTCTCGCCCAGATAGCCGACCGTGGAGAAGGCCGTCAGCTCGTCTTCCAGTTCGTTAAAGGTGCCTGCGTGACGAACTTTGCCTTGGTCGTATAGAGCGGAAAACGGCTCGGCACGTACACACTTGCCTCGGCTTGCGGTGACTTGCTTGAAGGGCGTACGTGGCCGTGCCGTATCAATGACGTGCTTGACCATGGCCCCACCGAAATTGATCTCGCCAACAACGATGTCTGCCGTGTGCCTATCGAAAGCAGATCCAGCGATACCACCCCACGTGCTCGGGCCCGCTTTGACCGTGCAGTCTTCGAGGAGATAAGCGTTGCCGTCCGTTCCCAGACCCCCAACGACGATGCCAATGGCGTCGTTGTCGGCGTTGTCCACATCGCCAGATCCAGACGGATCGACTCCCACAATGATCCGCACCATGTCCGGAAGCTCATGCGCTCTCCATTTATCGATAGTCTCTGCGGCGAATAGCTGGTTCGGCGTCGCATCGGCAAAGTTGCCGTCAAGGAATCGCTTGCGAAGACGCGCAGAAAGGCCGCTGAGCGTGTCGAGGTAGCCTTCCGAGAGATTCTCCGCGTTGTCCTGCGGGTTGATCTGGAAGCTGGCGTAATCGTCAGGACGCGGCAGATTCTGCTTCGTCTCCGGATCGCGCTTCTGGATGAACACCTGGTACGACCAGTGCGCCTTACTCGGCGGATTGCAGTCGTAATACATCCGCGGCTTCAGTGGTCGATCATCCCGACCCTTGACGACTTGCACCACCTTCTGAGCGAGTCGTGTCAGCGCCACGCCGACACTTCCCCATGGAATCTGTGAACACTCGTTCAGGTAGATGGTGGCGTATTCCTGACCGAGGATCTTCTCGGTGCGTTCCTTGTCGTCCAGACCAGCGAACCAGACCTAGCTGCCGTTAGGCAGCTCAGCGAACCAATCGGTCTTGTTCAAATCCCAGCGAACGCCCGGGAAGCACAGCTCCATCACCTTCGGGAACGTATCCGCGACGATGGATGCCTTCACGTGGTTAAAGCGGAAGCGCAGGATTGCGTGCCGGCTCTTGGGGGCCTTCAATGCGCGCATTACAACGTTGCGGACCAGCAGGAATGTCTTACCGCTACGCGAGCCACCGAACAGCATGATGTGCGTGGCTGAGCCGGCCAGAATGGTCTGGGCTGACTCCTGCTTAGCGGTGAACTTCACAGCTCCTCGTCTTTGGCTACCGCAAATACCAATGGACCGCCTCGTTCACCAGTCAGCTCAATAGACTGACCCGCCTTGCCCCAGCCTCGATCAAGTAACACTTCGGATGCCTTCACTCGAGCCGCAGGCGGGACATCCTCGTTCTTCATGATCTTTGCCAGCGTCTTGATCGCGTCCTTCGTATGTTGCCGCGCAGCCTCCTAAACCTCAGCCAGCAGCTTAGGCCTTCCGCCAGGATTGCCAGATTTTCCTTTCTGGAAGGCCATATGTTAATTCTTGTTCTCAACGGTTCAGGTTAGCCAATATCCACACCATTGATCCGAATCTTCCCGTCCTGAATGATCTCAACCGCCGCCTCAATGGCAACCTTGAGTTCATCGGGATCGGTGTCTTCGGGCAATGCGAAGTAGTGTGTATGGTGTGTATGACGCTTACCTAGCCATACGATGCAGTGAAGCTTGTTGCCGTGGACCGAGGTGATCCATTTCGCTTTCATCAGTTCACCGACCGATCGGCAGGTTCTTCCAACATGCTCGCTGCAATCCTGAGCATCTTCGCCATGACGTTGCGGTCATAGTCCGGAGCAATC